CTTGAAGAAGAGAAGAGAAAAGCAGAAATTAAACGGATGGAAGATGAAGGCAAACATAAAGAAGTTGCTGAATTAAAAATGGCTGAGTTAAATGCGCGTTTAGAGACTCTCCAGAAAGAAAACACCAAGCTTACTCGTGATCAAGCAGTGCGTGATGCAATGAGAGGTGTAGACCTCCGTTCAGACGTGGCCGCAGAAATGGCTCAAGAAAGAATTCTAGGCCAACTGATCCAAGATGAATCTGGACGTTGGACTCATAAGAGTGGTATCTCTATCAAGGAATATGTTGATCATTTTACAAAAGACGAAGAAAACACTTTTCTTTTGAAAGCAAAAACAAATAGTGGTTTAGGAATGGCGCAAGCCGCTGGAACTGCTAATACAAATTTAGACAAACCATTAACTGAAATGAATACTGAAGAATTGTTACAACATTTTTCTAAACAAAGCCCTTCAGGAAGTTTCGGTTACTAAAATATTTTTAAGGAATAAAAATGGCAATCTCTTCTAATACAACTATTGGCAATTTTTCATTTGCCATTCAGAGTGCTCTTTCAGCTTACTCTGATGAAATGTATACTAATGCCAAAAAATTATCAGGTACTGGAATCGTAGGCTCTAATGCTCAAGTTGATCCTAACACTGAAACTTTTATTGGTCAAACTCGTTTCTATAAGCCTTATGCTTCACAAACAGTAAATGTTGCTTCTACTAGTGTTGCAACTGACGGTTCAAAGCAAGCGTATACTTCAGACTACCTGACTTATGTCAAAACAGTCCGTACACATGGCGCACAAGAGATTAACATGCAACGTGTTATTTCTCAGCAAGACGGCCTTGCTAAAATCGCTCGTGATTTTGGTGAAGTTCGTGCTCAAGACGAGCATGATGCAATTATTAACATCCTTCAAGGTGTTGCTAAAAATGAAGCAGCAGTTGGAACTGGTTACAGCGCTTTTGGCGGTAACTATGATTCAGACGGAATTGGTTTCTTTGTAGACGTTAACGCAGGCGGTGCTTTTGGTACTGATACTGATCAAGGTCTTTTGACTGCTGGTGGTATTTCTACAGGTTATGGTGCTATTCGTGCTGAAAACCTATTTACTGCTCTTTCTCTTGGTTTTGCCGATCATGAACCAGATTTCGTATATATGATTACTTCTCCAGAAGTTATGACTCAATTACGTGTTGCTAACATTGTTGATCAAACTACTGTTACTGAAGGAAATCTTGAGTTTACTACTGCTTTTGGTGGTAAGTTCCGTCTTCTTATGACTCGTGCTGATCAGGGTAACCGTGGTGCAGACTCTAATGTACACGCTAATTCTGTTAAGACCACATTTATGGTTAAGCCAGGTGCTGTTGAAATGGCACAACTTGCTGTTCCAATGCCAGTAGAAATGTATCGTGATGCTAACAAGTATAACGGTGGCGGAACTACTGATATGTGGTATCGTTGGGGTTACGTTATGCATCCAATGGGTTATGATTGGACTGGTGCGGCCACTGCGTTTGCAACTAATGCTACTTATAATGCAGCAGCGTCATGGGACCGCAAGTATGACGTGTTGAATCTTGGTATTCTTCCAATCTTCCACGCTTAATTGAGAGGTGAGGTATGGCTTTAGTGCTAGGCATCAATAGCTATGCTACTATAGAAGAGGCTGATATTTATTTTGAGTCTCGTATTGACGTAGCTACGTGGGAATCAGCTGATGACACGCTTAAGGAGCAAGCTCTAGTTACTGCAACTAGATACTTGGACACTCTTGCCTACACTGGGTATGTTACTGACACTGATCAATCTATGTCATGGCCTCGAACAGGTGCTATTTATAGCCCTCAAAGAGGTCGTGATGTACAATTTAATAAAGATTATGTTTGGACAGAGCTAAGTTTATTAACATCAGAAGTTTTTACTACTGCTTTATATAACTTACCTTTAGAAATTCGTTTAATTAAAACAGCAACAATAGAACAAGCATACCATTATTTAAATAATGATGGACTTCTTGACAATACTGGAGGTCTTCCAGATAGGGTTGAAGTTGGATCCATTACTATTGATGGTCTTAATGGTAATTCGGAAATTCCTGCTCGTTCTAGGTTAGTAAGTAATTTAATT